TTACTTCTTCGCCTCTGCAACCACTTTACTACCCACGCCGCGGTTATTGTATTCCCACATGCGGTTGTAGTTAGTGTCATTCAGATTGCGCTGTATTTCGTCGTTATCATCTACGCTGCCGGTATTACCCGCAAACGGACGATTAGAGATCACCGCATCGGCCCACGGTTTAGCCGTGTTAAAACCTTCGTTGATGGCGCTATCACGGATCACCACCTGACCGTTGGTATTGGCATCAACATCCAGCGAGCGGCCCAGTTGCGCCACACCATCACCGAAAGCATTGAAACGGCTGTTTACGGCGAGGAAACCGTAGTAAATGTTGGACAGCGTAGCCGGTGCAAACACATACGCTTCTTGCTGAGTACGTGAGTTCACCACGCGGAATTCGGTGTTATCGAACACCACTGCGCCGCGACCAGAAACGATATCCACATCCCCTTCAATGTAGCTGTTGGTCACCAGCGTACGCGGCTGACGATTTGTTTCCAGACGGTTCTGCACACCGCTGTTGGTGACAAAGAAGGTGTTCTGACGACCGAGAATGTTAACGTTGTTAATCTGTACCTGGTCACCATCAGTACGCAGTGCCACCGCCGGATGGTTACCTGCATCTACGCTATCGCCCAGCGTGTTTTCGATGGTCAGATTTTGCAGTTGCAGGCCATTGTTTTGTGACCAGAAGACCGCAGAGCAGAGAACACCGATACTGTCGCTGCGTTTGCTCTGGCAGCTATCGTACATATACCACGCTGGTTTACCTGGCATATATTTGCCGCGCGGGTTGACGTCGTGACGCCAGTCGGCAGGGCTCATGCCACCATCAAGGGAAAGCCCAATCTTCACATCAATCGGTTTTTCACCTGTACCGTACAGAGTAATTCCACCCGGAGCGGCAGGGACATATACCGTTCCCTGATACTCACCAGGCATCACGGCAATATACTGGCGCTTGTTGGTACGCTTGATAATTGCCGCATCTACCGCCGCCTGAATCGTGGTATGCGTTACACCTTGAGTGCCCGCCGGGCCGACAACAAAGTCAGGTTGCGCAGGCAGGGTAATCGGGGAAGGATTCCACGCTGCAGCACCTGGTGTCAGGGATGCAAAATAGTGTTGAGCATCGAAATTCTGCGCTTCTTTTGCCGACAGAATCGGGCGAGAAGAGGTACCAGGCGCGGTTTGATCAGAAGGACGTTGATCGGGCGGGGTTGAGCTACAGGCGGTCAGCGTCACGCCAAAAGCCAATGCCAGCGCCAGACGGGAAACTGAAAATGTGTTCACAGGTTGCTCCGGGCTATGAAATAGAAAAATGAATCCGTTGAAGCCTGCTTTTTTATACTAAGTTGGCATTATAAAAAAGCATTGCTTATCAATTTGTTGCAACGAACAGGTCACTATCAGTCAAAATAAAATCATTATTTGATTTCAATTTTGTCCCACTCCCTGCCTCTGTCATCACGATACTGTGATGCCATGGTGTCCGACTTATGCCCGAGAAGATGTTGAGCAAACTTATCGCTTATCTGCTTCTCATAGAGTCTTGCAGACAAACTGCGCAACTCGTGAAAGGTAGGCGGATCCCCTTCGAAGGAAAGACCTGATGCTTTTCGTGCGCGCATAAAATACCTTGATACTGTGCCGGATGAAAGCGGTTCGCGACGAGTAGATGCAATTATGGTTTCTCCGCCAAGAATCTCTTTGCATTTATCAAGTGTTTCCTTCATTGATATTCCGAGAGCATCAACATGCAATGCTGTTGGGATGGCAATTTTTACGCCTGTTTTGCTTTGCTCGACATAAAGATATCCATCTACGATATCAGACCACTTCATTTCGCATAAATCACCAACTCGTTGCCCGGTAACAACAGCCAGTTCCATTGCAAGTCTGAGCCAACATGGTGATGATTCTGCTGCTTGATAAATTTTCAGGTATTCGTCAGCCGTAAGTCTTGATCTCCTTACCTCTGATTTTGCTGCGCGAGTGGCAGCGACAGGGTTTGTTGTTATATGGCCTTCAGCTATTGCCTCTCGGAATGCATCGCTCAGTGTTGATCTGATTAACTTGGCTGACGCCGCCTTGCCCTCGTCTATGTATCCATTGAGCATTGCCGCAATTTCTTTTGTGGTGATGTCTTCAAGTGGAGCATCAGGCAGACCCCTCCTTATTGCTTTAATTTTGCTCATGTAATTTATGAGTGTCTTCTGCTTGATTCCTCTGCTGGCCAGGATTTTTTCGTAGCGATCAAGCCATGAATGTAACGTAACGGAATTATCACTGTTGATTCTCGCTGTCAGAGGCTTGTGTTTGTGTCCTGAAAATAACTCAATGTTGGCCTGTATAGCTTCAGTGATTGCGATTCGCCTGTCTCGGCCTAATCCAAACTCTTTACCCGTCCTTGGGTCCCTGTAGCAGTAATATCCATTGTTTCTTATATAAAGGTTAGGGGGTAAATCCCGGCGCTCATGACTTCGCCTTCTTCCCATTTCTGATCCTCTTCAAAAGGCTACCTGTTATTGGTCGATTTAAGTCAACCTTTACTGCTGATTCGTGGAACAAATACTCTCTTCCGTCCTTAATCGGTGGTGGGAATATCCTGCACTCGCGTACCCATCGACGAACTGTTTCAAGGCTTCTTGGGCGCCGCTGGCGTGCGTTCCACTCCTGAAGTGTCAAGTACATCGCAAAGTCTCCGCAATTACTCGCAAGGGAACGAGTAGTGGTTGATTTTCTCCAACAAAAAAGGAGCCGAAGCTCCTTTGATGATTAAAATTCGAATTGTCTCGCCCGAAGGCTTTTCAACATTGGTCTTGCCCGTTCGAAAACGGCGCTTGTCTGGTCAAGTCGTGTCGCCTCCCTGAGCAGTACATCTCTGTTTTTCGTCACCGCATAGAAGGTTTCAAACGCAATGTCATACAGCTTACTCGCGTATGATGAGTTAAGTTCCTTCATTATCGGGTACAGGCGTTTGCAGATGTCCTGTGCATTCTCCATCTGTACCTGCATGTAGCAGAGGAGGATGATTTCCTCGTCTGTGAATTGCTGCGCTGGTTGCATGCTGCGAAGTTTCTTTTCGCACTCGATGAAGTATCGGCGTATCTGGCGGCCTTTTTCGTTGCGCTCGACCATTGCCAGCTCTTTGGCTGTGTCGAGGGTGAGGTGGTAATCCTTGCGGTTGTGACCGCCTCTACCAGATGTTTGCTTTCCCAAATTGGAAAGCAAAATATAGTCTTGATTTTCAATGAATTCGTATTCTGAAATGCGATTTGTAATCCATGCCGCAAACACCTTTTTCACGCCTAAAAAAGCATGCAGATTGCGGGCATTGCAGAGTAGGGCTGTTTCGTTGGCGATAGTGCCGTTGAATACGGGGATGAGTTGACTGGTCATTTTTATGTCCTTTGCATTTGTTCAGATAGCCCTGTGTTCAGCAGGGCGGTCAGGTACTTGAACACCGTGCAAAGTCGGCCCGTATCCTTAACCTTTCGGCTGTTTTTCGGTATACGCGCTACCCGACCATATCTGAGAAATGGACATAAAAAAGCCGCATGACTGACGGGTGCGGTTTCCGCTTTGCAAGGTGTGTTCAGCACCATGAAGCGGAATATAGCCCCGTTAATGCGGATTTGTCAAATCATGTAGGCCTTATCTTGCTGTAAGCCGCGCCATTCGGGCTTTTCCCCATATTTGGGGAAAACTATCTGCGAATTATTCACCTTTGACGGCAAGTTGCAGGTTAGCCACGCTTAACCTCCTGCGGCGGTTCCGGTAGCGGCATCCAGTGAGTTGCTTGCTCAATACCATTACCCGGCTTAATCGTTGCATCTCCGCGCCGAAAGGTGCTTCCGGTATAGCGTGCGGAGCATATTAGCGGTTCAACCAGAGAGCTATCGAAATTCACCGAAATAAGCACGTTCTGGCCCTTTTCAGGCATTCGCTCACTACAGCTTATCCAACCATCCTTAATGCAATTACCTTGACTCTGAAGCATAGCGGCACGACAGGCGTTCCAGCCTCTCACCTCTGCAATAGCGGCAACAGCATCAACCGCGTACATTTTAAGAGGGTTAGGCATTGGTTTTTCTTCCGGTACTACTGGAACGGGGGGAGCGGCGTAGACCTCAATAATTCCATTATCAATAGGCCATTCTCCATCCTTGAGGTAGTCACTTGCGCCGTCAACTTGCTGTTCTGCAATGTGGAATGCACCTATTGGTTTTGCTTCCAGCGATGCCAGTGCAATTCGTGCCAGTTCTTCCGCTTCTTCTGCTGGCAGTACAACGTTGCTACCAGGTCCGTATGTTTCGCGCCACTGCTTGATTGTCAGTAGTCGCTCTTTGGTAATAGTGGTCATAGGTTAGTCCTTAATCATCTGCTTGCAGTGGTGGTAAATCCGGCACTGTTACGCCAAACAATGCAGCCAGCGCACGATAGTTTTGCTCACTGTGATAGCGGCCTTTACAGCGAACCAGTTTTTCAGCGGCTGTAACAATCGAGCTTTGTTCTGCTATGCGCTTTTCTGAGGCTTCAAGTAACGCCTGCTTGTCGCGTAGTGCTTCTTCCAGTTCAGCAACATGGCATTCACTATCAATGAGGTTGTTCTCTGTTGCTTCCAGCTCAACACGCAGCTTCACTACCGTTAGCGCAATATCCTCGTTCTCCTGATCGCGGAGTTTGATGTATTGCTGGTTTCTTTCCCGTTCATCCAGCAGTGCCAGCACAGTAACAGGATTGGCTGCGGCGATGAATTCAGCATTGGCCTGCTGTTCCATTTGGAAATCTTCATCGAAACCGCTTTCAGGATGCACTCCTTCAATTCTGCAAATGGGAAGATATCCAACAACGTCACGATGAATTAGCGCATCATCACAATCAAATCGGCTCTCTCCATATTCTAGCGACCACACACCACACGTTGCTTTCTCTGCCTTTTCACGCAGTGCCTGATAATCAATCTGGCTCACTGGTTGCCTCCTTTGCGCCACATCGCATTCAGATATTTGTTTTGATTCACTGACGGAAAAGAATTTCTCTTAAGTAATTCCTCTCTCGATGGCATTGGCTTTACGCGTTGGCGAATAATCATTTCTGCCGGAAGAATGCCGGGATTGTATGCAAGTCCTCTCATGGTAAATTCCTCAGTCATTACTGATAGCGCCATAGCGTGAGCGGTAATTACGCAGGCGCGGGTCAATTTCATGGAAGTGGGTATATGTGGCTTTGCGGAATGGTCGGATTGATGTCTGGTAAATTCGCTCGCGTTCTTCTTTCTCTGCAAGCCATATACAATGGCGAAATTCCTTTTCCTCTTTCGTTTCCTGCGGTAGCGACATTATCCTGTCGTAGTTTTTCCTGAATTTATCCAGCACCTCCGATACGGAATTGCCGGAACAGCGGCGCGCGTCGTCCGCACCATACAGAGGCGCTGGCATAATGGGAGCCTTATTTTAAGTAATCAGAAAGGAGGGTAATCGTTCTGGCTGTAACCATAATCATCTGCATGATTCTGGCTTACGTTTTTAGAGCGATTGTCTTTATCTTTGAGGCTGGCAACCATGTTGGCGATAGTTTCTGGTTGCTTGCCTTCCGCCTTTTCTTTAAGGGTTTGACCTGTTTGTGCAATAAACGGGATGCGTATTTCCATCTGGTAGCTGTCTGCGCCAGTCTTTTTGTTTGTGGTTAATACTTTCTGGAGCACTAACCCGATTTTCTTTCCATGAAATTCAGGAGCAACAAATTTACTGGCGGAAACCATATGTTGCGTTAATTGTCCAATCCCGGCACACCCCATCATGGCGTGGACGACATTTGCGCCAAATTTATTTTCCGTTCCGTCATTTTTCTGAACACAGACGCTAAGATATTGGATTTTACGTCCGTCGTCGGATTCGCCAGAAAACTCAATAAATTTGGCTCCTTTTTCTGATTGCTTTAGTTCTGCTTCAGTAATGGTAATGATATGAGCGCCAGTTTCGTTAATAAAACCACCTTGCCCTGCGGTCAGTGCTGCTTCTTCGTTATAAGTAAAAATCACGTTGTTCATGCTGCGTTTTCCTTAATTTGATGAACATTATTGATGCCGTAGTAATCACAAACAGTGGCATCGACGAAAGAGAGATCGTTATCAATCTCATTGGAGTCAAACATTCCCATTGGGGATTTAACAGTGTCTGCACCGTTGTTTTTTGTGGTGAAAAAGAACTGGTCATCACGGGTAAGGGTGCGAAGAACTATAGTAAACATGCCTTCGACAGTGATTTTCTCGTCCAGCATTTTGCCGATAGTTTTCATTTTCACGCGCCCCATAGGGGTTTCTTCGGTGTGTGCAAGAAAATAGACTCTCAGGTCATCAGGTGCATCCTGTGCAGCCTTAATCACCTCCCATGCGTGGCGGCCTATCTCAGTAAATTTATCAAACGATTTTTCTTCTGAGCGGCGCATAAACTCATTGCTCATCACATACTGGAAGTCATCAACAATAACGATTCTTTTCCCGTATTCGTGAGCACGCTTAATTACGGCAACTATTACGTCCCATTTGTCAGTGGTAACTACGGTTCCTTTTTTTGCTCTGGCATCCCATGCAAGCCAGTCTTTTGATTTAAATGGTAGCGGCTTGCCTATTGGTTTTATAAGTATTGCTTCCTCTGGATTGATATTTCTCATGCTGGTTGATTTTCCGGTGCCAGATTCACCGAGTATTAATGTCGCAGTTCCCATAATTTGCCTCAGAATGGTAATTCGGATGGGACGGAAAGAAATTCGCGCTCATTCATGCGCTCTCTTTGAGCCTGCCATAAACAAAGTTGTTTCTTTGATTTATCTCCCGCTTTACGCCAGTAACGAGCCTCAGCAATGTGATATTCTCTTTTTAATCGACTTAATTCTGGAGTTTTCGCCAGTTCTACCGGAATCATTTTGACCTCCATTTTCTGTAGGCTTCGATGGCCTCACGAAACATCTTTTCATCGCCAATAAAAGTGGCGATAGTGAATTTAGTCTGGATAGCCATAAGTGTTTGATCCATTTTTTGGGACTCCTGGCTGATTAAGTACGTCGATGAGTCGTTTCCATCCGTCACGTAATTTGCGGGTGATTCGTTCAAGTAAAGATTCGGAAGGGCAGCCAGCAACAGGCCACCCTGCAATGGCATATTGCATGGTGTGCTCCTTATTTATACATAACGAAAACGCCTCGAGTGAAGCGTTATTGGTATGCATATAAAAAGGCCCTCACACTGGAGGGCAAAGAAGATTTCCAATAATCAGAACAAGTCGGCTCCTGTTTAGTTACGAGCGACATTGCTCCGTGTATTCACTCGTTGGAATGAATACACAGTGCAGTGTTTATTCGTATGCCTGTCTTTTAACCACATCAGGCTCGGTGGTTCTCGTGTACCCCTACAGCGAGAAATCGGATAAACTCTATTCACCCCCTACAGAGAGAATGATGGAGATTCACCGATGAGTAACTGGTGGCAGGAACTATTACGTTTCTTCCTGCGTGGTCTTACGCTACAACAGTTAATTCATATGCTTATTATTTTAATTGCCTTGATAATAATCACCCCTGCATCAATTAAAGAGTGGGTAGATATAAGGAACCCAGAAATACTTCCAGATCACTGGATGTATTACGCAATGCTTTTGTGTATCAGTTATGTTCTGAACAGGGTGATGGAGTTTATATTTCTGGCATCTTCAGACAGATATAAAAAATATCTCAGTAAGAGAGATGAGGCTAAAGTAATTGTGGAGACTGAGCGCTGAGAGATCCCCTCATAATTTCCCCAAAGCGTAACCATGTGTGAATAAATTTTGAGCTAGTAGGGTTGCAGCCACGAGTAAGTCTTCCCTTGTTATTGTGTAGCCAGAATGCCGCAAAACTTCCATGCCTAAGCGAACTGTTGAGAGTACGTTTCGATTTCTGACTGTGTTAGCCTGGAAGTGCTTGTCCCAACCTTGTTTCTGAGCATGAACGCCCGCAAGCCAACATGTTAGTTGAAGCATCAGGGCGATTAGCAGCATGATATCAAAACGCTCTGAGCTGCTCGTTCGGCTATGGCGTAGGCCTAGTCCGTAGGCAGGACTTTTCAAGTCTCGGAAGGTTTCTTCAATCTGCATTCGCTTCGAATAGATATTAACAAGTTGTTTGGGTGTTCGAATTTCAACAGGTAAGTTAGTTGCTAGAACCCATGGCTCCTTTGCCGACGCTGAGTAGATTTTAGGTGACGGGTGGTGACAATGAGTCCGTGTCGAGCGCTGATTTTTTCGGCCTTTAGAGCGAGATTTATACAATAGAATTTGGCATGAGATTGGATTGCTTTTAGTCAGCCTCTTATAGCCTAAAGTCTTTGAGTGACTAGATGACATATCATGTAAGTTGCTGATAGGTTTCCAGTTTTCCGCTCCTAGGTCTGCATATTGTACTTTTCCTCTTACTCGACTTAACCAGTACCAACCCAGCTTCTCAACGGATTTATACCATGGCACTTTAAAGCCAGCATCACTGACAATGAGCGGTGTGGTGTTACTCGGTAGAATGCTCGCAAGGTCGGCTAGAAATTGGTCATGAGCTTTCTTTGAACATTGCTCTGAAAGCGGGAACGCTTTCTCATAAAGAGTAACAGAACGACCGTGTAGTGCGACTGAAGCTCGCAATACCATAAGTCGTTTTTGCTCACGAATATCAGACCAGTCAACAAGTACAATGGGCATCGTATTGCCCGAACAGATAAAGCTAGCATGCCAACGGTATACAGCGAGTCGCTCTTTGTGGAGGTGACGATTACCTAACAATCGGTCGATTCGTTTGATGTTATGTTTTGTTCTCGCTTTGGTTGGCAGGTTACGGCCAAGTTCGGTAAGAGTGAGAGTTTTACAGTCAAGTAATGCGTGGCAAGCCAACGTTAAGCTGTTGAGTCGTTTTAAGTGTAATTCGGGGCAGAATTGGTAAAGAGAGTCGTGTAAAATATCGAGTTCGCACATCTTGTTGTCTGATTATTGATTTTTCGCGAAACCATTTGATCATATGACAAGATGTGTATCCACCTTAACTTAATGATTTTTACCAAAATCATTAGGGGATTCATCAGGACTGAGCGCCTGTTCAATTCTCTGAGTATTCAGGAAAAAGAGGTTTTAGCATTTGCTGTTATGGCAAATAACAAAATCGTACTTAAGCACGGCGATCCGGTCGCTTTATCTCTTATGAGAAAAGGCCTTCTCCATCGCTCAGGTGTGACTTACAGCGCGTCAGGTAAAGAGAAATTTGTTATACCTGACGTCTGGTTCCATGAGTGTTATATGCGCTTTGCTGGTAAAGCTGATGAGCTAATTTAGTTCCTCGACGGCGGGGGATCGTCACCTCGCCGTCAGTTGTTTTGATTTCCGGTAGCCTGCCGCGTAAATAGCTACGTTCGGAAGACAAGTTGAACCTTCATATTTTCTGGTCAACGTTGTCAGTGTTATTACTTCTGCTCTCATTGCTGGTTTGCGCTTGCATTGCAAGACCACTCGTGAGGGGGTTGGCCTGTGTAGCTTGTCGGAGCTAATCGACTCCTGACTTTGCAGATTTGCGCGACGAGCTCTACGGCGAGAAGCTGCGGTGCCTTTAAATTCTGTTTTTCTGGACATAGATTCCTCCCGAATAAACTCTGGCGATGCAATCCCGAAGCTACTCCTGAGAGGGTTGCTTCGGCATTGCATCCCACAGCTTATGTGGTTGGGTGATCTGGCTTTTCAGCCACGTAGTCGAGTGTTCGACGTTGTTTAAAGAGCCTGCCAGTCTGTTCCGTTTGGCTTACAGCGTCCTGCTGATGAGTTAACTTTATCGAAATGATAAATTAATGGCAATAGCAAAATGATAAATTGTTTTAGTTTTCAAATATCCTGTTGATTATTATGGTTTTTTATTTGATTGCAGGAATTTATCAGAAGGAATAAAGAGACTTGAGGGGGATCAGAATTGCGCGTTTTAGTGAGTTGTATCTGTTTATTTTTCAACAAATACAATCGATTATGTGTTTTTAGGTGGGCGAACGTTGGGCAAAGAAAACCCGGCACTGAGGCCGGGTGTGTATTAGGGGGTTGAGACTCCAGAGAGCAATCCGTAGATTTTATCTACAGCAAATGCTAATGCTGGCAAGCCAAGGGCCCATTTGATTATATCAAGCTTAACATCACTAAGCTTACCTTCTAACTTTGCCTCTTGAACAGAAAGAGCTGCATCGATCTTTTTTGATTGGGAGTCAAGGGCACTCTCAATTCTACTCGATTGTATGTCCAGACGACTGTTGATTTGTTCGTGCTGAGTAACAACTAAATGCTTCATCTCCTTTATATCTGAAGCCATTAGTTCACGCCATTTGGCCATATCAGCCTGCATTTTTGAGGCCACTGCATCCACTTCAGCTTTATTTGCCTTCAGAAGTGCCTGTATTTCGTTTCTGCTCAAATCGGACATTGCGGTTCCCTGTATAGGAGTTTCCTCGTACGGTGGGATAACATTAGATTGTCCTTTACAATCGGCAACCCCTCCTTTATCTACGATTGTAGCAGTTAGCTGGGAATTGGTCGCATCATCCACCATGTTTTTTGGTGAATAAGAGGAAATAGGCGTAGAAAACAGATTACCTTTTGCTGTTTCCATGAACATCATGAAATCGCGAGTATTAACGTTATTCAGGGAAACTTGCAGTGGTTTAACAATACTTGATGTTTTGTAAGTAATAGTTAAATCACCTACTTCTTCCGGTTGTTGCATTACGACTTCGCTCCATTAGAGTTTTGTGCCTCTAATTGTTCGAAAAGAAGAACTATATTCTCCTGAAGAGCCTTTAGTTGTGCCATTGGCATTATCACAGTGCATTGCTGATTGAGTTCATTTACAGAGCCTATCTGCATATTCGCTCTACCTGGTTGATCTGGTATATCATTTTGGGATAGTACCGCAGGTATTGACTTGTTTGCGATAAAATGTATACAAATGAGATTTTTTTCCGCTCCCGGTAGTGGAGCAAAACTAGCGAAGTCCGCATAGGTTTCAATATAATCCACAGATGGTTTAATTTTGACCGGTTCCATAACGCCTCTCATCAAATATTGTAGGTTTTTTAATTCAATGTGTTAAATGTTGGTGGTGTGTTATTTAAAGTTATTTTGACATCCTCCACGCCCTGAAGGACGGGGCTTGTCACGTACTTGAAGTCACAAACTTTTCAGCCACTCCCTTGCCTCGATGTCATCCAGATGACGAGATTGCTTCAGAATACCAGCCACATACTCCACCTTTGCTACTTGATGATAAGGTAACGTTATTGGCCTGTGGTCCTGGTTGATGCTTGTAAATTGGTATTCTCCATCTCTGTCATAGCCAAGAATCTTGATCATGTTGTGTCCTTCAACGGTTCTGACAAACACCTCATCCCCCGGGAATACTTTGGTGTTAGGCTCAATGAGTACATATTCTCCTGATTTTATTCTGGGCCACATGCTGTCTCCTTTCACACGAAGACCAAAGGCATCTGGATCATCACTATAAATCTTGAGCCACCCATCGCGCTCTTCGGTCATCTCGATGGCACCATCAACACCAAGAATTGCCTCACCAACCACGCGCACTAACCCTTTTCTTACCTGACCGACAAAAGTTAAAGAATCTGAGCATGATGCAATTGGTGTTACATCATGTACCAAATCAAGCCACCCATTAGGTAACCCAAGTGCGGCTTCGAATTTTCTTGCTAGTTTATCCCCTATGTTTCGAGTGCTTTTTTCACCGGAGACTTGCGTGAGTTGAGAAGGGCTAACTCCAAGCTTATCGGCAAAGCTTGCATTAGTGTTACCCGCGATTTTTTTATGCTCATCTAGCAAAAACGCCAGATTCGATTTGCGAATATCTTTGTTTTCCATCCCACGATTCTCCCTCTATTTAGTAAATGGATAAATACGCATTTTGATAAATCTCCATTGCAGTTTATTTATCAAGATGGTAAAGTTGCTCTGTGTGATAAACGGAGGCACTAATGAGTAATGAACTACTACGCTGGCGAAAAGAGGCTTCTAGTGAGGAATGGAAGCGACTCGCCGCATTAGCGAATACTTCAGTTGGCTATCTTGATCAGATTGCATATGGGTTTCGAAGAGCTTCCCCAGATAAAGCGAATGCAATCGAAGAAGCCACTCGTAATTTCACGGGTTATAAACCTGTGAAAAAGGAAAATCTGGTGTTCGTATCGCGTAGAGCATCAGCAGCATAAGTAACCTCGCTCTTTGTAACAACGGACATTCGTCCTACGTCGCTGAAAAGCGAATCCCAGAATATCTGACCAACCAAGGCCATATGCGTTTCCACGCATACCTTTCAACTAGCTATTCACTATTGGAAATCATAAGAAATGGAACAAACAAGTTACAGCAAACTATCACAGCGCGACGTTGATCGCGCAGAAACAGATTTACTCATCAACCTGTCAACGCTTACCCAGCGCGGTCTGGCAAAGATGATTGGCTGTCATGAATCGAAGATAAGCAGAACGGACTGGAGATTTATTGCTTCGGTCCTGTGTGCTTTTGGAATGGCATCAGACATCAGTCCGATTAGCAGGGCTTTTAAGTATGCGCTTGATGGACTCACCAATAAAAAACGCCCGGTGTGCAAGATCGAGCGTTCTGATCAAATACAAATGGAATTTTAACAACATCCAACGAGGTAATTATATGCGAAACAAAGGCTTTAATCCACCTGATACACACAAAGAAGCTAAGCGTTTGCGCTTCCTTCGTTCCATTGATGAAAGAACTCAAATCTCTTTTGTGAAAGTTGCCAGAACTGAGCTTCTGAAGGCTGAGGCGAGGGCGTTGCTCCCGTCTCTACCAAAAGAGGAGGGATATACGTTCATTCCAAACGCATTTCTGGAAAAGCTGCTCAAAGAAGACATATCCGTAAGTCAGTTTAACGATGTTCTTAAGGTCTTTCGTCAAGGCAGGTAGTTATGAGCAATACAGCAAAAATCTACGATTTCAGCGCCGCACACGAGCGCAGGAGCAACAGGATGGAGAACCAGAAAACTGGTTACATTCCGTTGTACCGGAGCATTCTGAAACAGTCATGGGCGAAAGATGTTTATCTTCGCACCCTGTGGGAAAACCTTCTCCTGAATGCCGCCAGAAAGCCACACAAAGCGAATTTCAAAGGTCATGAATGGCATCTGCAACCCGGTCAACTGGTTGTGACAGCAGCTGATTTAGGTCTTCAGTTATGCGACAGGCATGGCAAGCCGGCAAGCCGTGATCAGGTTGAGCGGATGCTTCAGGTTTTTGTGAAAGAGGGGATGATCACCATTGATGGAGAGAAGCAAAAAGGTCGTGTGATCACCATCACGAATTACCATGAATATGCTCAAAAAATGGACAATTCACCCGCACATGAAGCCGCACAAACAACCGCACATGACGCCGCACATGACGAAGCCAGTAATGGCGCGGCTTTCAGCGTACATGCCGCACATGAAAGCGCACATGAAGCCGCACAAACAACCGCACATCATGAACAAGAAGGTATTAACAAGAATATAAATAATACCCCCCTACCCCCCAATGGGGGAGGCGATGGGCAGGTTAAACCTGAACGTCGCAAGGCAGAACGAATCGACTATGAATCCTTCCTGAATGCCTACAACACCGAAGTCGGTGACAGACTGCCACACGCTGTTGCGGTCAACGAGAAACGCAAACGTCGCCTGAAGAAAATCATTCCGCAACTGAAAACGCCAAACGTGGACGGTTTCAGAGCGTATGTCAGGGCGTTTGTGCATCAGGCCAAGCCGTTTTACTTCGGAGACAACGACACGGGCTGGACGGCAGATTTTGATTACCTGCTGAGGGAAGATTCGTTAACGGGAGTACGGGAAGGGAAGTTTGCAGACAGGGGGATTGCATGAGACAGGATATCGAAGCGAGCGTTATCGGTGGCCTGCTGATTGGTGGATTAACTCCAACCGCCAGTGACGTTCTGGCAACGCTTGAGCCGGAAGCGTTTTCAATTCCGCTCTACAGGAAAGCCTTCGAGGTTATCCGCAAGCAGGCGAGAAACAGAAACCTAATCGATGCGCTGATGGTTGCCGAGGCGTGCGGAGAGGAGCATTTCACGTCAATCCTGATGACCAGCAAAAACTGCCCGAGTGCCGCAAACCTGAAGGGATATGCCGGAATGGTCGCGGATAACTATCACCGCCGTCTGGTGCTGGAAATCATGGATGAAATGCGTGAACCAATTCAGAGCGGAACCATCGACGCATCGAGTCAGGCGATGGATGAGCTTGTAAAGCGTCTCTCAGCCATCAGAAAGCCCCGTGACGAGGTTAAACCTGTACGGTTAGGGGAAATCATCACCGACTACACTGACACGCTTGACAGGCGTCTGAGGAACGGAGAAGGGTCAGATACCCTGAAGACCGGAATCGAAGAACTTGACGCCATCACCGGAGGGATGAACGCAGAAGACCTGGTGATTATCGCTGCTCGTCCTGGTATGGGGAAAACCGAGCTGGCGCTGAAGATTGCCGAAGGCGTTGCAAGCCGCGTTATTCCAGGTTCTGACGTTCGGCGCGGAGTATTGATTTTCTCAATGGAAATGAGCGCATTGCAGATTGCAGAGCGAAGCATTGCCAACGCCGGGAGGATGTCGGTTAGCGTACTGCGAAATCCTGCATCGATGGATGACGAAGGCTGGGCGCGTGTTGCTAACGGCATGAGTCAGCTTGCAGATTTGGATGTATGGGTAGTCGATGCCTCGCGGTTATCGGTCGAAGAAATACGCTCAATCGCAGAACGGCACAAACAGGAAAATCCAAACCTCTCACTCATCATGGCGGATTATCTTGGCCTGATTGAGAAGCCGAAAGCAGACCGCAACGACCTCGCAATTGCTCACATCTCCGGAAGCCTGAAGGCGATGGCGAAAGACCTGAAAACGCCTGTTATCTCCCTGAGTCAGCTTTCTCGCGATGTTGAGAAGCGACCAAACAAACGCCCGACAAACGCAGATTTGCGTGATTCAGGAAGCATTGAGCAGGACGCAGACTCAATCATCATGCTCTATCGGGAAGCGGTGTATGACGAGAACAGTAGCGCCGCGCCATTTGCTGAAATCATCGTGACGAAAAACCGTTTTGGCTCACTTGGTACGGTTTACCAGCGGTTCTGTAACGGACACTTTGAACCGCCCCGGAAATCCTGGAGACTAAACTCCCTGAGAAAGAGGTAAACAGGATGACTAAAAATACTCGTTTTTCCCCCGAAGTCCGTCAGCGGGCGATTCGTATGGTTCTGGAAAGTCAGGATGAATATGACTCACAGTGGGCGGCAATTTGTTCCATTGCCCCAAAGATTGGCTGTACGCCGGAGACTCTGCGTGTCTGGGTTCGCCAGCATGAGCGGGATACCGGGGGCGGTGATGGTGGGCTCACCAGCGCTGAACGTCAGCGTCTGAAAGAGCTGGAACGTGAAAATCGTGAACTGCGCCGCAGTAACGATATCCTTCGCCAGGCTTCCGCTTATTTTGCGAAGGCGGAGTTCGACCGCCTCTGGAAAAAATGATGCCACTGCTGGATAAGCTGCGTGAGCAGTACGGGGTCGGACCGGTATGCAGCGAACTGCATATTGCCCCGTCAACGTATTACCATTGTCAGCAACAGCGACATCATCCGGATAAACGCAGTGCCCGTGCGCAGCACGACGACTGGCTGAAGAGAGAGATACAGCGCGTATACGATGAAAATCATCAGGTGTACGGTGTGCGTAAAGTCTGGCGTCAGTTGTTACGGGAAGGAATCAGGGTGGCCAGATGTACAGTGGCACGTCTCATGGCGGTTATGGGACTTGCCGGTGTTCTCCGGGGTAAAAAGGTCCGTACGACCATCAGCCGGAAAGCCGTTGCCGCAGGCGACCGCGTAAACCGTCAGTTCGTGGCAGAACGACCTGACCAGCTGTGGGTGGCTGATTTTACTTACGTCAGCACATGGCAGGGCTTCGTCTATGTGGCGTTTATCATTGATGTGTTTGCCGGATACATCGTGGGGTGGCGGGTCTCATCGTCTATGGAAACGACATTCGTGCTGGATGCGCTGGAGCAGGCGTTGTGGGCCCGTCGTCCGTCTGGCACCATCCATCACAGCGATAAAGGCTCTCAGTATGTGTCACTGGCCTATACGGAGCGACTAAAAGAAGCCGGATTACTGGCATCAACAGGGAGTACAGGCGACTCGTATGACAACGCGATGGCTGAGAGCATCAATGGTCTTTACAAAGCGGAGGTAATACACCGTAAGAGCTGGAAAAACCGTGCAGAAGTGGAACTGGCCACACTAACGTGGGTGGACTGGTATAACAATCGACGATTGCTGGGAAGGCTGGGCCATACTCCTCCGGCAGAAGCAGAAAAAGCTTATTATGCTTCCATCGGAAACAATGATCTGGCAGCCTGAGTTCACAGATAAAACACTCTCCAGGAAACCCGGGGCGGTTCACTTTGTTGCATGTGACCAGGATGAAGCCAGACAGATTTGCACAGCATCAAATGCGCCTGCTGCGCGTGGCAGACGATATGCACAAGGGGCGGACGTATGACCATCTACATCACTGAGCTAATAACAGGGGCTATTTACACAGTAGCCCTTTTTTATTGGATTAAGAACGAGGGGGATCCTGATGGACACCGTTAACGGAATGTGTTCAGACGCACCGCGTGCCAAAAAATGTAAGTGCGGAAAATCACCGACAATATTCGACATGGAGAACGGGTGCCAAATCTACTGCGCTAACCACGCTGCTGTGGCGGCCGCGAATTATCGCAGTGCGGTAACGGAGTGGAATAACCTGAAATCTGTTAGAGAGGGAAGTCATGAAAAAACTAACCTTTGAAATTCGATCCCCAGCACATCAGCAAAACGCTATTCACGCGGTACAGAAAATTCTTCCAGACCCAACCAAACCAATCGTAGTAACCATTCAGGAACGCAACCGCAGCATTCGGCAAAATGCACGCCTTCACGCGATGCTATCTGAAATAAGTAAGAAGGCTACATATCATGGGAAAGCAAGAAATATTGAGTTTTGGAAGGGGTTATTCGTTTCTGGTTGGCAGATTGCAACCAACCAGCACCCTGAGATTATATCAGGGTTAGAAGGTGAGCTAATAAACATCAGAGAGAGTACGGCGACTCTATCTGTAAAAAAAATATCCGAAATAATGGACTACATAGAAGCATATTGTGCCATGAACTCAATTCATCTTAGCGAATGGAGGAATTATGATTGAGGTTTGGGTAGATATCGAAGGAATTCCATTTTATCAGGTTAGCAATAAAGGAAATTTCAGGTCTATTACGAGGGAAATTACAGTAACATCAACCAGACAGAGGCCATATAAGAAAATAATTAATGGCACTAGCGTAAAACCATTCAAGTGCAAGTCGACAGGATATCTTCAAATAAAGGTATACGGTAAGAAATACAGCGCCCACAGGATAGTTGCGAAAGCATTCTGTACAGGGTTCTGTGATGGCTTGGTAGTTAATCACAAAAATGGGCAAAGAGATGACAATAGGGCTGAAAACCTTGAGTGGGTATCACATTCTGAAAACTCAAAGCACGGATATAAACAAAATGGAAGAATACCTATATCGCTAGGTAAATTTAGTGGTGATCATCCTGCCAGTAAAGCTGTTATTTCTACTGACATGAAAACTGGGGAGGAGGTTTATTATGAAGCAGCTATGGATGCTGTCAGAGAAGGATTTGATAGTTCGTCAATTAGTCGTTGCTGTAATGGCGAAAGCTCATATCACAAAGGAAGATTCTGGCGATTTGCAAATGAAACAATGAAAGCGCGATGGGGAGATCGGGCCGCATGACTATCAAATCAAATACGCCAGCACACGACAAGGACTGCTGGCAAACGCCGCTTTGGCTTTTTGATGCACTGGATATTGAGTTTGGATTCTGGCTGGATTCGGCAGCGAGCGACAAAAATGCTTTATGCGCTCACTGGCTAACTGAGGCCGACGACGCGCTCAATTCTGAGTGGGTAAGCCACGGTGCAATCTGGAATAACCCACCGTACAGCAATATCAGGCCGTGGGTGGAAAAAGCCGCTGAGCAGTGCATACAACAGCGACAGACGGTAGTTATGCTTGTGCCAGAGGATATGTCAGTCGGATGGTTCAGCAAGGCTCTGGAGAGTGTCGACGAAGTTCGCATTATCACTGATGGACGGATTAATTTTATCGAACCATCGACAGGGCTGGAGAAGAAGGGAAACAGCAAAGGCTCCATGCTGCTGATTTGGCGACCGTTCATCAGTCCTCGACGGATGTTTACTACCGTATCCAAAGCGGCATTGATGGCAATCGGGCAGGGCGTCAGGAGGGCGGCATGAGGCGACAGCGACGAAGTTTCACCGACATCATCTGCGAAAACTGCAAATACCTTCCAACGAAACGCTCCAGAAATAAACGCAAGCCAATCCCGAAAGAATCTGACGTAAAAACCTTCAACTACACGGCTCACCTGTGGGATATCCGGTGGCTAAGACATCGTGCGAGGAAATGACAATGGATTATTCACAGTTAAGTGATTTTGAAATTAACGTGGCGGTATTCGAAGCCATTCATAACGGATCACCGGATTACAAAGAAGGTGAGAATGGCGATATGGTGTTTGTCTCATTTGAGGGAGACATTGTAAACGGAGACGCAGTTGAAGTAGAAGTTGAGCGCGGATCCTTTAACCCATGCGCAAACCCAGCAGACTCATGGCCGATTATTGAAAAATACAGGATTAGCATTATCAATCTCGATGAAGACGAGTGGGGTGCACGCGGTGTGGCCTACTGTAAATCTAAGCGAGCTATACATGAAAATCCCCTCCGCGCCGCCATGATTGTCTTTCTCATGATGCAGGACGCCAATAATGCTTAGCCCATCCCAATCCATTCAATACCAGAAAGAAAGCGTCGAGCGGGCTTTAACGTGCGCTAACTGCGGTCAGAAGCTGCATGTGCTGGAAGTTCACGTGTGCTCCGATTGCTGCGCAGAACTGATGAGCGATCCGAATAGCTCAATGTACGAGGAAGAAGACGATGGCTAAACCAGCGCGAAGACGATGTAACCGTAAAAGAGAAGATTTAACTGTTAAAAGGATATTTGAGTTACTAAGTTTCGATAAATCTACCGGTGTATTTAGATGGAAAGTTCCCACTCAGGGAAGGATAGCATTAAATAGTGTTGCTGGAACTTTTGATTCCAACGGTTATTCAATGATCATGATTGATGGGCGTAGATATAAAACTCACGTCTTAGTTTTTTACATAACTCATAATCGTTGGCCTGCTGGTCAAATTGACCACGTTAATGGAATTAGGACCGACAATAGGCCAGAAAATTTAAGAGAATGCCTGCCAATAGAAAATTCAAGAAATATAAGGATCCGAAAGAATAGCAAATCAGGTTGCAGAGGAGTTACTTGGCACAAACGACAGAAAAAATGGAATGTTAGGCTAGGTTTCCATGGCAAGAGTAAACACTTCGGATGCTTTGATGATCTGGAGTTAGCGGTACTAGTTGCTGAAGAAGCCCGAGATAAGTATTACGGTGATTTTTCCGGCAACGAAAGGAGCACTTATGCGAATCTATCGAAGGAAATGTAAATGTTGCAATGAATGGTTTATACCAAAATATCAAAATCAATATTGGTGTAATGAGATTTGTGGAACAAAGATAGCACTCGAACGACGAAGCAAAGAACGCGAAAAAGCGGAAAAAGCAGCAGAGAAGAAACTACGACGAGAGGAGCAGAAACAGAAAGATAAACTGAAGATTCGAAAACTCGCCTTAAAGCCCCGCAGTTACTGGATTAAACAAGCCCAACAAGCCGTAAACGCCTTCATCAGAGAAAGAGACCGCGACTTACCATGTATCTCGTGCGGAACGCTCACGTCTGCTCAGTGGGATGCCGGACATTACCGGACAACTGCTGCGGCACCTCAACTCCGATTTGATGAACGCAATATTCACAAGCAATGCGTGGTGTGCAACCAGCACAAAAGCGGAAATCTCGTTCCGTATCGCGTCGAACTGATTAATCGCATCGGGCAGGAAGCAGTAGACGAAATCGAATCAAACCATAACCGCCATCGCTGGACTGTCGAAGAGTGCAGGGCCATCAAGGCGGAGTATCAACAGAAACTTAAAAAACTGCGAAACAGCAGAAGTGAGGCTGCATGAATATCTACGAAAGAATTGATGGCAGCAAATACCGAAATATTTGGGTAGTTGGCGATCTGCACGGATGCTACACGAACCTGATGAAAAAACTGGAGACGATAGGATTCGACACCAAAAAAGACCTGCTTATCTCGGTGGGCGATTTGGTTGATCGCGGTACAGAGAACGTCGAATGTCTGGAATTAATCACATTCCCCTGGTTCAGAGCTGTACGTGGAAACCATGAGCAAATGATGATTGATGGCTTATCAGAGCGTGGAAACGTCAATCACTGGCTGCTTAATGGCGGTGGCTGGTTCTTTAATCTCGATTACGACAAAGAAATTCTGGCTAAAGCTCTTGCCCATAAAGCAGAAGAACTTCCGTTAATCATCGAACTGGTGAGCAAAGATAAAAAATATGTTATCTGCCACGCCGATTATCCCTTTGACGAATACGAGTTTGGAAAGCCAGTTGATCATCAGCAGGTAATCTGGAACCGCAAACGAATCAGCAACTCACAAGACGGGATCGTGAAAGAAATTAAAGGCGCGGACACGTTCATCTTTGGTCATACGCCAGCAGTGAAACCACTCAAATTTGCCAACCAGATGTATATCGATACCGGCGCAGTGTTCTGCGGAAACCTCACATTGATTCAGGTACAGGGAGAAGGCGCATGAGACTCGAAAGCGTAGCTAAATTTCATTCGCCAAAAAGCCCGATGATGAGCGACTCACCACGGGCTACGGCTTCTGACTCTCTTTCCGGTACTGATGTGATGGCTGCTATGGGGATGGCGCAATCACAAGCCGGATTCGGAATGGCTGCATTCTGCGGTAAGCATGAACTCAGCCAGAACGACAAACAAAAGGCTATCAACTATCTGATGCAATTTGCACACAAGGTATCGGGGAAATACCGTGGTGTGGCAAAGCTTGAAGGAAATACTAAGGCAAAGGTACTGCAAGTGCTCGCAACATTCGCTTATGCGGATTATTGCCGTAGTGCCGCGACGCCGGGGGCAAGATGCAGAGATTGCCACGGTACAGGCCGCGCGGTTGATATAGCAAAAACAGAGCAGTGGGGGAGAGTTGTTGAGAAAGAGTGCGGAAGATGCAAAGGTGTCGGCTATTCAAGGATGCCAGCAAGCGCCGCATATCGCGCTGTAACGATGCTAATCCCAAACCTTACTCAACCCACCTGGTCACGCACTGTTAAGCCGCTGTATGACGCTCTGGTGGTGCAATGCCACAAGGAAGAGTCAATCGCAGACAATATCTTGAATGCGGTCACACGTTAGCAGCATGATTGCCACGGATGGCAACATATTAACGGCATGATATTGACTTTTTGAATAAAGTTGGGTAAATTTGACCCAACGATGGGTTAATTCGCTCGTTGTGGTAGTGAGATAAAAAGAGGCGGCGCTTACTACCGATTCCGCCTAGTTGGCCACTTCGACGTATCGTCTGGAACTCCAACCATCGCAGGCTGAGAGGTCTGCAAAATGCAATCCCGAAACAGTTCGCAGGTAATAGTTAGAGCCTGCATAACGGTTTCGGGATTTTTTATATCTGTGCAACAGGTAAGAGCATTCTCCCTTATGGGGCTTGGCTTAAATGCACCGAGTGCTCTTATCGTTGTGCTGAATTAAGCGAATGCCGGAAGCAGAACCGGATCACCAAATGCGTACAGGCGTCATCGCCGCCCAGCAACAGCACAACCTAAACTGAGCCGTAGCCACTGGCTATCCTGAATTCATCAGTGATAGTTACGCTGCGGCCTTCTACACATGACCTTCGTGAAAGCGGGTGGCAGGAGGTTGCGCTAACAACCTCATGCCGTTTTGCCCGTGCATATCGGTCACGAACAAATCTGATTACTAAACACAGTAGCCTGGATTTGTTCTATCAGTAACCGACCTTATTCCTAATTAAATAGAGCAAATCCCCTTATTGGGGGTAAGACATGAAGATGCCAGAAAAACATGACCTGTTAGCCGCCATTCTCGCGGCAAAGGAACAAGGCATCGGGGCAATCCTTGCGTTTGCAATGGCGTACCTTCGCGGCAGATATAATGGCGGTGCGTTTACAAAAACAGTAATCGACGCAACGATGTGCGCCATTATCGCCTGGTTCATTCGTGACCTTCTCGACTTCGCCGGACTAAGTAGCAATCTCGCTTATATAACGAGCGTGTTCATCGGCTACATCGGTACTGACTCGATTGGTTCGCTTATCAAACGCTTCGCTGCTAAAAAAGCCGGAGTAGAAGATGGTGGAAATCAATAATCAACGTAAGGCGTTCCTCGATATGCTGGCGTGGTCAGAGGGGACTGATAGCGGACGTCAGAAAACCAGAAATCATGGTTATGACGTCATTGTAGGCGGAGAGCTATTCACTGATTACTCAGATCACCCTCGCAAACTTGTCACGCTAAACCCCAAACTCAAATCAACAGCTGCAGGCCGTTACCAGCTTCTTTCCCGTTGGTGGGATGCCTATCGTAAGCAGCTTGGCCTGAAAGATTTCTCTCCGAAAAGCCAGGACGCTGTGGCACTGCAACAGATTAAAGAGCGTGGCGCTTTACCGATGATTGATCGCGGTGATATCCGTCAGGCTATCGACCGTTGCAGCAATATCTGGGCTTCACTGCCGGGCGCTGGTTATGGTCAGTTCGAGCATAAGGCTGACAACCTGATTGCAAAATTCAAAGAAGCAGGCGGAACGGTCAGAGAGATTGAGGTATGAGCAGAGTAACCGCGATTATCTCCGCTCTGGTTATCTGCATCATCGTCTGCCTGTCATGGGCTGTTAATCATTACCGTGATAACGCCATGACCTACAAAGAGCAGCGCGATAAAGCCACATCCATCATCGCTGACATGCAGAAGCGTCAACGTGATGTAGCAGAACTTGACGCCAGATACACAAAGGAGCTTGCTGATGCTAACGCGACTATCGAAAATCTCCGTGCTGATGTTTCTGCTGGTCGTAAGCGCCTGCAAGTCGCCGCCATCTGTGCAAAGTCAACGACCGGAGCCAGCAGCATGGGCGATGGAGAAAGCCCAAGACTTACAGCAGATGCTGAACTCAATTATTACCGTCTCCGAAGTGGAATCGACAGGATAACCGCGCAGGTTAACTACCTGCAGGAGTACATCAGGACGCAATGCCTTCGATGATAGCGATAATTTTACTCATCATCCTTCACATCTGGCTCTGTAGACAGGGTGATGATCACTTCTGGAGTGAATCCAGATTAAACATCTCATTGCTGATGCTTGATATTGAGCATCTGGCGCGCGGTAAGGGGCTGCGTTGAGATAAGAGCCAGTCATCAAAAACACCAGGATTTAGCCTCGCATTCGCGGGGCTTTTTTACATCTGCAGTAAACAGCGCATCGCAGCGCGTAACAATCCCGAGTCTTTCAGAAAGCTGAGCCTGAGAACTGCCGTATATGGTGGCGACCATCTCGGGGCGGCTTTTCTGTGCGAACAGGCTCATCTTTCTAAAAGGTAAGACGCTATGAATATCGTTCCACTGAATTACAAAGGCGAACCTATCCGCTTCAATACGGATGGCTGGATTAATGCCACTGATATTGCAAAACGTTTCGGGAAGCGTCTGGATCACTGGTTGTCCAACGCTGAAACTCTCGAATACGTTAGAGCTCTGGATGAGGTTTATTCAGGTGAACCATCGAAAATTCTACATACCCGTGATTCCGGGTATGTAAAAACAAGCAAGGCACGAAAGGACAGGGGAGGCGGAACATGGCTGCACCCAAAGTTATCAGTTGCCTTTGCAAGATGGTGCGATCCGAAATTCTCCGTATGGTGCGACCTGCACATTGATAGTCTGCTTCGCGGTGAACTGACTGAGCAGCAGAAATATGAGCAAGCATGTCGCATTCGCGATGACCGGAAATCAAAAGCCAGCAATGGGGCAAGAGAGATGGCTCGCTGGCGATGGGATAAGCCGGTTATTGAAGCAAATGTCGAGTACTGGCGCGAGCAACTGCAGCTGACTCTCGATATCGCGTGCTGATGGCAAACGCAAAACTGCGTTATCGGAAAAATCAAAGCATTACGAGAACTGAGCAACAGCTATCCATTACAAAGCCCATCTACGGGTGGGCTTGATAATGAAACCGGAATTTATTCTGGGAAACCAGTTACGGCAGTACAGCGAAACAACCCAAGCCAGTAAGTGGGGAAATAACACTGGCAGCCACTGAAAGATGAACCTCCTGCCTTATGGCAAAAAAGATTCTTTGTGGTGGCGGACTGATGGAAAGACATCGGTTATTGCAGAGACCATTCAATGAGTGGTCTCGACAATGGCTTATACCCTACACGGGATAACTTAACTGATATCCCTTTTAACGGATAAACGGAGCCAACAATGGCAGAGATTATTCCCATGACTGAAGAACAGAAATTCCAGCTAGAGATTTACAAACTGGTCATGAACCAGAACGCAGCCGCAGAAGAAGCATTTCAGTTCATTGGCACTGACGAGCTGAAGCTTGAGCTATTCAAAATTCACTTCCAGTCAGGCGGCGCTAATTCAGATATCACGACCCGCACAATCGAAGCGGTGCGTAAATCGAAGGAAGCGTTAGACCTGTTCACTACCGGAGCATAAACATGGCAACTCAAGGTTTCGACAACCCATCCAAATTCCGCGATGAATGGGATAAGCAAGCAGAAGGGAAATAATCAATATGGCAGCACCAAAGGGCAACCGATTTTGGGAGGCCCGCAGTAGTCATGGGCGAAATCCTAAATTCGAATCGCCTGAGGCGCTGTGGGCTGCTTGTTGTGAATACTTCGAGTGGGCTGATGATAACCCGCTATGGGAGGGTAAGGTATTTTCATATCAGGGAGAAATAATTGAGGCTAATGTCCCTAAGATGCGAGCCATGACTATTTCAGGATTGTGTACCTTCCTTGATATCACCAGGCAAACATGGGGAACCTTCCGGTCAATGGAAGGTTTTTCTGACGTCACATCACGAGCGGAAGACATCATCTACGACCAGAAATTCTCTGGCGCAGCCGCTGACCTTCTCAACGCTAACATCATCGCCCGTGATTTGGGCCTCAAAGAGCAGTCGCAAGTTGAAGACGTGACACCTGATAAGGGAGATCGCGATAAGCGGCGCTCTCGTATCAAGGAGCTATTCAACCGTGGAACTGGACGCGATTCTTGATAACTTGAGCGACGAAGAGCAAATCGAATTGCTCGAGCTACTCGAAGAAGAAGAGAACTACCGTAACACACACCTGCTATATGAATTTACGCCATACAGCAAACAGCGTGAGTTCATCGACGCCGGGCATGACTATCCAGAGCGATGTTTTATGGCTGGTAACCAGCTTGGTAAGTCATTTACTGGTGCTGCTGAAGTCGCGTTTCACCTTACCGGGCGTTACCCGGGCACAAAAGGCTATCCTGCTGATGGTAAATATGGCGGTGAGTGGAAAGGTAAGCGTTTCTATGAGCCTGTTGTCTTCTGGATTGGCGGCGAGACAAACGAGACTGTAACCAAAACGACTCAACGCATCCTGTGTGGTCGTATCGAAGAGAATGATGAGCCAGGCTACGGTTCCATACCTAAAGAAGACATCATTAGCTGGAAGAAGTCTCCTTTCTTTCCGAACCTTGTTGATCATCTTCTGGTTAAGCATCACACGGCTGATGGCGTTGAAGATGGCATTTCAATCTGCTACTTCAAACCATACTCGCAAGGCCGCGCTCGCTGGCAGGGTGACACAATCCACGGCGTGTGGTTTGACGAAGAGCCACCATACAGCATTTATGGCGAAGGTCTTACCCGTACCAACAAATACGGGCAATTCTCAATTCTGACGTTTACCCCGCTGATGGGGATGTCTGACGTTGTTACCAAGTTCCTGAAGAATCCCAGCAAGTCGCAGAAAGTGGTCAACATGACCATCTATGACGCTGAGCACTACACAGACGAACAGAAAGAGCAAATCATCGCATCCTATCCCGAGCATGAGAGAGAGGCGCGTGCTCGCGGTATTCCTACGATGGGTAGCGGTCGAATCTTCCAGATACCGGAAGAGACGATTAAGTGTCAGCCGTTCGAGTGTCCTGATCACTTCTACGTCATCAATGCAATGGACTTCGGATGGGATCACCCACAGGCACATATCCAGCTTTGGTGGGATAAAGACGAGGGCGTGATTTATCTTTCTCGCGTCTGGAAGGCCAAACAGAAGAAGGCGACAGAGGCATGGAGTGCTGTTAAAGCATGGAGCAAAAACACCCCTACGGCTTGGCCTCATGACGGGCATCAGCACGAAAAGGGAGGCGGCGCTCAGCTCAAGGAACAATACGCCGAAGCTGGGTTCGACATGTTGCCAGATCATGCAACATGGCCTGATGGAGGTAATGCGGTCGAACCCGGGATAGCAGAGATACGCGACATGATGCTCGACGGTCGTTTCAAGGTATTTAACACCTGCGAGCCATTCTTTGAAGAGTTTCGTCTGTATCACCGCGATGAGAACGGGAAGATCGTCAAGCTAAATGACGACATCCTTTCTGCTGTTCGCTATGGCTACATGATGAGGCGTTTTGCAATACAGATGCGAGACATCAAAGATCCTAAAGAGATTGATTACTCAAGCTACAACATACCTTGCGGAGTTGGATGATGGCTGATGATAGAAAGATGACTGACTGGCATCGCAAGGTGCTGTGCAACTTTGATAATGCCTGGTCAGCAACGCAGGATATGCGTGAGCAGATTATTGAGGCTCAACGTTTCGTCCGGGTATCCGGCGCACAGTGGGAAGGCAGCACAAACGCTGGTTACTCATTTGATGAAGGCAGGTTTGAGCATTACCCGCGCTTTGAACTGAATAAGATTGCCCGTGAATGTGATCGCATCATTGGCGAGTATCGACAGAATCGCATCAGCGTTAAATTCAGGCCGAAGGATGACAAGGCATCGGAAGCGTTAGCCGAAAAGATGAACGGCAAATTCCGCGCTGATTATCAGGAAACATCCGGTGGCGAAGCGTGTGATAACGCATTTGATGATGCTGTAACGGGCGGATTCGGTTGTTTCCGCATGTGTGCTGATTACGAAGATGAAATGGATCCGAGTAACGAGCAGCGACGCATCAGCCTTCTTCCTGTTTACGACCCGGCGACATGCGTCTTCTTCGATCAGGACAGCAAGCAATATGACCGCTCTGATGCCATGTGGGCTATGGAAATGTTCTCCATGACGCCTAAAGCGTTCGAGGCTGAATACCCTGATTCCATCGCGGCAAGCCTTTCTCGTGATGACACTGGTACTCAGTATGACTGGTCAACGCCTGATGCCATCTATGTTGGACGCTACTACGAAGTCCGCATAGAGAAGGTGAAGCTCACAGCATGGCGTAACCCTGTCAGCGGAGAAACGGCAATCTATGATGAAGAGCAAATCAAAGATATTGTCGACGAGCTGACCGATGGTGCATTCGAACTGATTGGCGAGCGAACGGTGAAGAAACGCCGAGTTTATTGCGGTCTTCTGTCTGGCGCTGAATGGCTGGAAGAACCGAAGCGTATTCCGGGCGAACATATTCCTCTCATCCCGGTATATGGGCGTCGTTCATTTGTTGATAATCAGGAGCGAATCGAAGGCCACGCAGCAAAAGCGATGGATGCACAGCGTCTTGAGAACCTGATGGTTTCCATGATTGCAGATAACGCTACTCAGGCTGGCGGCGATGGCATTCCTGTAGTTGATGTTGACATGATTCCTGGTCATCTTGCCACTCATTGGGCGGAGCGCAACAAAAAGCGCCCGGCGTTCCTGCCGATGGTCAGTTTGAAAAACAAAAACGGAGATATTACTGCGCAGGCTCAGGTCAGCAGTTATACGCCTTCGACACAAATGCCTCCAGCTCTTGCCGGGCTATTGCAGTACACCGGAACGGCTATTCAGCAAATTACAGGTGCGTCGCAGCTTGAGAACATGCCGAGCAACGTCGCCACCGATACCGTTGATAGCATCTTTAACCGGATGGACACGCAGTCCTATATCTACATGGACAACATGGCTAAATCCATGCGCCGTGCTGGCGTCGTGTGGCTTTCTATGGCTCGTGAAGTCTATGGCAGCGATACGCCAATGCGCATCGTTAATGAGGATGGCAGCGATGACGTGGCGCTGATGACTGGTGAAGTGGTTGACCGTCAGACAGGGAAGGTTATCGCGCTTAACGACCTTTCGCAGGGTAACTATGAAGTGACTGTCGATGTCGGTCAGTCGTTCGCTACTCGCCGTGATGCAACGGTTAAGTCGTTGCTTTCCATGCTGGCACTTATCCCGCCAGGAACGCCGAAGCATGACCTTGTATCGTCGATGATTCTCGACAATATGGACGGCGAAGGGATGGACGACCTTAAAGAATACAACCGCAATCAGTTGCTTCTGTCTGGCGTTATTAAGCCGAGAACACCAGAAGAACAGCAAATGGTTGAGCAGGCGAAACAACAACAGGCCAGTCAGCCAGATCCGGCTATGGTTGCTGCGCAAGGTCAGCTTCTTGCTGGTCAGGCTGAATTGCAGAAAGCGCAGAACGAACAGGCAGCCATTCAGGTTAAAGCATTCCAGGCACAGACTGATGCTCAGGTTGCAGCGGCAAATGTTGTGAAAATCCTCGCATCTGCCGATAGCCAGCAGAAATCTGATATCCGCGAGGCTCTGAAACTGCTCGGACAGTTCCAGCAACAGCAAGGAGACAATGCCCGTGCTGATGCAGAGCTTGTCCTGAAAAGTCAGGCACAGGGTCATGCGCAGCGCATGGACATCAGCAGCATCCTGCAAAAATCAACTCAGCAACAACCACAGCAGTAATTAACCCATAACGTGCAATGGCTGTCTTTATGAGGCCTGGCACCCTATTGCCTTCCGATGGGCTGAACATCGAGTAAACAGGGGTAACAAATGGACCAGATGGCAGAAAACACACCAGAAGTTGAAATCGAAACCGACGCGTCAGAGCAGATTCCTGATGATGTCGAACTGGCTGAAGAAGTCGAAACAGAAGATGGCAGTGAGTCCTCCGGCAATGATGCAGAGGAAGCTACTGAAACTGATGACGACGAATCAGAACAGGAATTCTACTTTGGTGACGAAAAGCTGGATTCGCCAACCAGCGAAGATAGCGCAGAGCATGGACTGGTAAAACACCTGCGCAAGACGATTAAAGAGAAAGACCGCGAGCTGAAAGAGCTGATGCGTCAGTCTCAGAAACCCGTCGAGCAGCAGCCGGTAATAACTCAACCACCGCGAATGCCAAAACTGGATGATGAGGACATCGGTTTCGATGAAGAAATCTACCAGCAACGCATGGCTAAGTGGGCAGAGGATAACGGCAAGTACCAGCAACAGGAGATGGCTCGCAAGCAGAAGGAGCAGGAGCTTCAGGCTGCCTATCAAGAGCGATTATCCAAATATCAGCAACGTGTTAAGGCTCTCAAAGTTCCTGGCTATCAGGAAGCAGAACAGGCCGTACTCGAGGAAATCCCCATCGAGACACAAAACGCGATCCTGTTTGAGTCAGAGAAGCCGGAAATCGTTGTTCTGGCGCTCGGTCGCAACGCTGAACTGCGCAAGCAACTGGCAGAAGCTACCAACCCCGTAGCAATTGGTCGTCTGCTGGAACGTATCGAATCGAAGGCTAGAGTCATGCCAAAAGCAAAAACCACGGCAGCCACAACCCCGACAGTTAAGGGGAGCAACGGCGCAGTAATCAACAACCTCGGCAAATTGAAAGCCAAGGCGCTGGAAACTGGTGACTGGACGCCGTATTTCGCCGCTAAAAAGGCAAAAAAATAACCTATCGGAGCATTAAACATGGCTAACCAATTAGCAAAAGACCTTGAAATCATGTTCGAAAACTACGTTGAAGGCTTTGAGGCCGCCTGCGTAGTTTCCCGTAACGCTAAAAAATTCCGTCCCGGTGATACAGCAATGCAGCGAGCAGGTGATGTTCTGTATCGTCCGCAGCATTACCACATGAACATTGAGGAAGGCCTAGACCTCAGCGGCAAAACGCCAACAGCACTGGTTCAGCGCCTTGTTCCTTCTGTGTTCAAGGAGCCGAAAAACATTCTGTACACTCTGGATGCGCGTGAAATGCGTGACCCGGAACATAAAACTGAAGCTGGTCGCGCCGCAGGTATGCGCCTTGCTGCACAGATTGACTCTGACCTGATTTCCATGGTCACGCAGCGTGCTACTAACGTGATCACAATGGCTGACTCAACCACTGGTTCACAGGGCCGTGATTTGTGGAACTGTGCGGCAGGTATTGATGCCACCATGACGGCGATTGGTGTACCACAGGGTATCAACCGCCGCTCTTTCTGGAACCCCTTCAACTACAAAGACCTTGCTGGCGAGCTTGGTCACCGTGCCTATGCTCAGGGCGCAACCCTGACAGCATACGAAAAAGCGCAGATCCCTCCGGTTGCGTCCTTCGATAGCTACAAGACCGATATTTCTGGTCGTGTTCCGAAGGGTACAGCAACTTCCATTACGCTGGCAGCAGCACCTGCGCACAAGGTTGAAGCGAAAGATGCTAACGAAATGCCAGTGGATAACCGACAGGGGACCATTACGGTATCTGCTGAAGGTTTGCAGGTTGGCGATGCGTTTACCATCGCAGGGGTGAATTCCGTACACCAGATCACCAAAGATACCACCGGGCAGCCGCAGGTATTCCGCGTTCTGGCAGTTAGCGGAACGACAGTAACTATCTCCCCGAAAATTCTGCCGCCTGACAACGCGGATGTCGCCAGCCGTCCATATGCAAACGTTGATGCTAATGCGGCAAGTAGCGCAGCAATCACCATTCTCAACAAAAATGCCGCACCGGCTAACCTGTTCTGGGCTGATGGTTCTGTTGAACTGATGTACGGCAAACTGGCGTTCCCGACTGGTCAGGGTCCACAGGTAATGACAGCAACCACCGAGCAGGGCGCTACGCTGATCATGTCTTACGCCTTCGACCACATCAAAGGCGTAACCACTGCGCGTTTCACCACTCTGTACGGTTGCTCTGTACTGGTTCCTGAATATACGGGCATCGTTATTGCCGGGCAGTAATTTAGGTGGGGCTTCGGCCCCATTTTTATTGGGAGAAGACAATGGCACGAACAATGCTCTATAAGCCGGGCAACATGATCACCTGTGGTCAGTTTGCTGTCGATTACATCATTGTTGATGACGAAGAAGTTAAATCTCACCTGAAAAAAGGCTGGGTAAAAACTCCTGAAGAAACCGCAACGAAGCAAAAAGTGGCTAAGGCGGAAGAAGATGGCGAAAACGAAGGGTGATCTCGTTCTTAAGGCTTTACGAAAAGCCGGGCTGTATTCCAATGCCACGTTGACAGATGCTGACCCTCAGGCAATTGAAGATGCCATTAATGACCTCGAAGACATGATGGCAGCATGGCAGGCAAAAGGTATCGAGCTTGGGTATCAGTTTGCTGATACAGAAAACGGCATCATGCCGTTACCTGACGATGATTCAGGTATCCCTGCATGGGCAAATGATGGCGTCGCTTTGAAACTCGCTGTGCAAGTGTGCATGGATAACGTCATTCAGCCGTCAGACGCTCTCCTTACCGCTGCTGACAGTGCATATCAGACAATCTGTATCGCTTTAACCAAAATACCACCACTTGAGCGGAGAAATGACATGCCTCGCGGTAGTGGTAACAAAAGCGCGTTTACGTGGAATCGGTTTTACATCGAGAAAGATGATCCGAGTACGTGAGGTGAATAAATGCCGATTCAGCAACTTCCGCTTATGAAAGGTGTCGGCAAAGACTTTAGAAACGCCGACTATATCGACTATCTGCCAGTGAATATGTTGGCTACACCCAAAGAAATCCTGAACAGCAGCGGATATCTTCGCTCATTCCCGGGCATTGCCAAACGTTCTGATGTGAACGGCGTATCGCGCGGAGTTGAGTACAACATGGCGCAGAGTGCTGTTTATCGCGTGTGTGGCGGCAAGCTGTACAAAGGAGAAAGTGAAGTCGGTGATGTTGCCGGAAGTGGTCGTGTATCAATGGCGCATGGTCGGACATCTCAGGCTGTAGGCGTTAATGGCCAACTGGTCGAGTATCGTTATGATGGCACGGTTAAAGCAGTCTCAAACTGGCCTACAGACAGCGGATTCACGCAGTATGAGTTAGGTTCTGTTCGTGACATTACGCGCTTACGCGGGCGTTATGCGTGGTCAAAAGACGGCACTGATTCATGGTTTATCACTGACCTTGAAGACGAATCGCATCCTGACCGCTACAGCGCACAATATCGCGCAGAATCGCAGCCGGACGGTATCCTCGGCATCGGCACATGGCGAGACTTCATCGTCTGCTTTGGTTCATCGACGATTGAATATTTCTCCCTGACTGGTGCAACCACCGTTGGTGCAGCTTTGTATGTCGCACAGCCATCACTGATGGTGCAAAAAGGCATCGCCGGGACTTACTGCAAAACGCCGTTTGCTGATTCCTATGCGTTTATCAGCAATCCGGCAACAGGTGCGCCGTCTGTGTATATCATCGGCTCCGGTCAGGTATCACCAATCGCCAGCGCGAGCATTGAGAAAATACTACGCTCCTACACTGCTGATGAACTGGCTGATGGCGTGATGGAGTCTCTGCGATTTGATGCGCATGAGCTGCTGATTATCCATCTTCCGCGCCATGTCCTCGTATACGACGCATCTTCAAGCGCCAATGGTCCGCAATGGTGTGTGCTGAAAACTGGCTTGTATGACGATGTGTACCGCGCTATCGACTTCATTTACGAAGGCAATCAGATAACGTGCGGAGATAAGCTGGAGTTCGTGACCGGGAAATTGCAGTTCGATATCAGCAGCCAGTACGACAAGCAACAGGAACACCTGCTGTTTACTCCGTTGTTCAAAGCAGATAACGCCAGAGTTTTCGACCTTGAAGTTGAATCTTCAACTGGCGTTGCGCAGTACGCTGACCGCCTGTTCCTATCGGCAACCACTGACGGCATCAATTACGGACGTGAGCAGATGATTGAGCAGAATGAACCGTTCGTTTACGACAAACGCGTTTTGTGGAAGCGAGTAGGGCGCATCAGGAAAAATGTTGGCTTCAAATTGCGCGTTATCACGAAGTCTCCTGTCACTCTGTCTGGCGCTCAGATAAGGATTGAGTAATGGCGGATTCGAATCTCAATGTGCCGGTAATCATCCAAGCTACGCGGCTCGATACATCAATCCTTCCACGCAATATATTCAGCCAGTCTTACCTGCTGTATGTCATAAATCAGGGTGCTGATGTTGGCGCAATTGCCGGGAAGGCAAATCAGGCTGGTCAGGGCGCTTACGATGCTCAGGTAAAAAACGATGAACAGGACGTCGAACTGGCAGATCACGACGCAAGAATCACCGCAAACACAAAAGCGATAAATCTCCTTGAGGTCAGGTTAACAACCGCCGAAGGGAAGATAGTCGTACTGCGTAGCGATGTTGATTACTTGCTGGATGAGGTTATCGATATTCAGGCGCATCTGGTCACTGTTGACCAAAGACTGGATGGCGTAGAAAGCGATGTATCTGACATTAAGAGTGATTACGTATCGAAAACCGTAACCGAATCGCAGTCTCTTGCGTCACCGCTGGATGTAAAAACATCATATTCAGTTGATGGAATTCAGGTTGTTGGAGCAAGAAATACCGGATGGACTGCAGCCACAGGTACGCCACTTCTTGGCTCATTCAACGCTAACCAGTCATACACTGTCGGCACTACGTACACGCAATCCGAAGTCGCAGCTCTCGCTACAGGTTTGCAGCAGGCGCGGCAGCGTATTCTGGCGCTTGAAACAGCACTTAGATTACATGGGCTGATTGACTGATGATTACATTCAAACCAACGCGAAACATCGACCTGATCGAAGCAGTCGGAAATCACCCTGACATTATTGCCGGAAGCAACAACGGTGATGGATACGACTACAAGCCTGAATGCCGTTACTTTGAGGTTAACGTGCACGGTCAGTTCGGCGGCATTGTTTACTATCAGGAGATTCAGCCGCTTACATTCGATTGCCACGCCATGTACCTGCCAGAGATTCGCGGCTTCAGCAAGGAAATCGGGATGGCGTTCTGGCGATACATTCTGACTAACACCACCGTTCAGTGCGTCACATCGTTCGCCGCACGCAAATTCCGCCACGGGCAGATTTACTGCGCAATGATTGGCCTTAAGCGTGTCGGAACCATCAAGAAATACTTTAAAGGCGTGGATGACGTGACTTTTTACAGCGCCACACGCGAAGAACTAATCGACTTCCTGAATCACGGGAGATAGCCATGTTATATGCATTTAAGCTGGGCAGAAAACTGCGCGGCGAGGAACCTTGGCGCCCTGAAAAAGGCGGGAAAGGTGGTAGCTCTGATAAAAGCGCAAAGTATGCAGCAGAAGCCCAGAAGTATGCCGCAGACCTGCAAAATCAGCAGTGGCAGACGATCATGAAAAACCTTGCTCCGTTCACGCCTCTTGCGGAGCAGTATGTTAACCAGCTTCAGAACCTTTCCAGTTTAGAAGGTCAGGGGCAGGCACTTAATCAGTATCGCAACTCTCAGCAGTATAAAGACCTTGCAGGTCAGGCTCGTTACCAGAGTCTTGCTGCTGCGGAGGCGACGGGTGGACTTGGTTCGACAGCCACAAGCAATCAACTGGCTACGATCGCGCCGACACTCGGTCAGTCTTGGTTATCAAATCAGATGAGCAATTACAACAATCTGGCAAACGTTGGGCTTGGTGCGCTGCAAGGTCAGGCAAACGCCGGGCAGACATACGCCAACAACATGAGCAGCATTGCACAGCAAAGCGCAGCTCTTGCCGCTGCTAATGCCAACAAACCATCAAGTCTTCAGACAGCAATTAGTGGCGGAACGTCTGGTGCGATTGCCGGTGCAGGTCTTGCCAGCCTTTTGGGAACATCAACACCTTGGGGCGCTGGCATTGGTGCTGGTATCGGATTGCTTGGCTCGTTGTTTTAAGGGGTAATCATGGCTACTTGGCAAGGATCAAATGGCGGATTATTGGCTGGTATCGGCGGCGTCAACTCAAACGCTCCGAACGTAAATGACATCGGCAATACGCTTCAGTTTATCAGGCAGAACAATGATATTGAGCGTTCAGGCGCTAACAATGTTGGGCTGACTGCTTTGCAAGGCCTTTCAGGTATTGCGGGGGTGTTTCAGCAGGAAAAGCAGGCTCAGCGGCAGAAAGAATTTCAGCAGGCATACGCTAATGCTTATGCGTCTGGTGATCGCGGTGCTTTGCGTCAGTTGGCTACTCAATATCCAGACCAGATTGAATCCGTTCGTAAAGGCATGGGATTCATTGATGAAGACCAACGCAATTCTATCGGCACCTTAGCGGCTGGCGCACGCCTTGCGGCCTCGTCTCCAGAAGCAATGCAATCATGGCTGCAAAACAACGCCAATGAGCTGGCGCGCGTCGGTGTTGACCCTAATAACGTTGCTCAGATGTATCAGCAGAATCCTTCAGGATTTGGTGAGTTTGTTGATCACCTTGGGATGGCTGCTCTCGGTCCGATTGACTACTTCAATGTTCAGGACAAGATGGCTGGTCGTGAGATTGACCGAGGCAGGCTGGCAGAGACAATCCGCAGCAATCAGGCCGGAGAAGCACTTCAGGCGAGAGGGCAGGATATTAGCCGAGCAAATGCGTTAACGTCAGCATATGCACCAACAGCCGCAATGCAGAATTACAATCAGTACGCGCAAATGTTAAAGGCAGATCCAGATGGTGCAGCGGCATTTGCGGCAGCGGCGGGAATTAATCCCAATGCTAAGAAATTACTTAAGGTTGAAACCAATCCTGATGGATCGGTAACTAAGTATTACACCGATGGCAGCGAGGAAGCCGGAAAACTAAACCAACCTATATCTGGTGATGGCATTAAACCAATTAGCTTGCCACAAGCGCAAAGCATCATAGATAAGGCTAATGAGGGTTCCAAGAAGGCGGCAGGATTTGCTTTGCGATTAAAAGATTCAATGGACTCAATGAATCAGCTTAGTAAAAGCATTGACCCTAAGCGAGTTGCATTAATAAATCGCTCTCTTGGTGATGGGACTATTGCAAATTTAAGCCTATCACCAGCGGAGCAGCAATATATGGTAAATGCGAGAGACGCCTTGTATGCAATTTTGCGCCCAGAAACAGGTGCAGCAATTACTCTGCCAGAGATGCAGGAGTATTCCAAAATGTACCTGCCTCAGCCCGGTGATTCCAAGGCTGCTACTGAAACAAAAATGCGAAAAATGCAGGGCCAATATAACTCATTACGTGGTCAGTCTGGTCGCGTTTATGATGCTTTGGTGGTTTCAAGTGCTGCAAATAGTCAACAACAGAGCAATAGCCAACAACCGACAAATACCCAACAGCAGCAGAGTCAATCCGGATCATATACCTCAAAATCAGGCATTCAATTTACGGTGGAATGATGAAAGTAACTGCAAACGGTAAGACATTTACCTTCCCTGATGGTACGAGCACGGAAGATATTGGCACCGCCATTGATGAGTATTTTGCTGGTCAGGCTGTTCAGCAACAAACAGTTAATCAGGCCAATAATGCACCAACACGGGAAGAACCATCATTAATGCAACAAGCTGGCGATTGGCTCACTGGTGGTCAAAGTGCAGGGCAAATTGCAGAACAGGCTGGTCGTGGTCTGGTAAACATACCATTTGACGTATTGCAGGGTGGCGCAAGTCTGATTAATGCAATCAGTCAGGGGCTTGGTGGGCCAAAAGTATTGGATGATGTCTATCGTCCAGTCGATCGACCGACAGACCCTTATGCGCAAGCTGGAGAAACAATTGGCGGGTATCTCCTGCCAATTGGCACAGCGGCAAAAGTTGCTGGAGCGCCAGCAAAGCTCGCAGGAGACATCGGTTCCGCAGGAAACATGATTGCAGGTTCTCTTGCTGATGCTGCAAATCAGGAGGGTGATTTTGCACAAAATGCTGCCATTAACGGTGGTATCAATATTGGTGCTCAAGGCGTTCTTTCAGGTGTCGGGCGCGTTATTGCGCCAAGGGTTTCACAGGCTCTTGGTGGTGCAGCACTGAATTCTGCTAATGAAGTTTCTAGGATGGCAAAGTCAGGTGCTGGGCGTCAGTCAATTGCCAGTCAGGCCGCTAATGTGTCCGAAGATGTAGCAAAAGCGGCTGAGTCTGCTGGAATTGATATAAACGCATTAACACCAGGAATGCGATCTGGAAGTCGTGGAATTGCACAAGCCGAAGGCGCATTGGCATCAACACCTGGAATTGTTCAGGACGCCCATCAGGCAGCATTTAACGAAATATCATCAAAGTTAAGTCGAAACCTTGATGAATTTGGGGCCACATCTGGAACGGCATCAGAAAAAAGTGCGGCTATAAAACAAAGGATTCTTCAAAATCTTGATCAGATGAAGGATGCCGAGCGCGCGGCATGGGATGACGTGCGGTCAACAATGCCAAATCAAAAAGCAAGAATGCTAAATGGTAATGCCGTTATTCAGGCAGAGCGATCTGCTGGCATACCGCTTACTCCTGAAATGAAACAGTTTGTTCAGGCAAACAATCAAGGTGGAGTAACATTTGATGGCATGAAAGCATGGAGAGCGAAATTTGCTGATGCGGAGCAAAAATATAAGCGTAGCGGAGAGGCAAATGCGGCAAGGAGAGCAGGGGAAATACGCCGGGCAATTACTGATGATATGCGCACAATGGCGGAAAACGGCGGATTTCTTGATGACTGGCAGAAAGCTAATGATCTGTCTAAAGCGAGGTTATCAGCACAAGAGAGTGCAGAGTCTGTTTTCGGGCGTGATTTGGCAACAGATGCACTGATTACGAATGGAGTAAAATCCCTTCAATCATCGTCAGCTAAAGGTCTTAATGGTCCTGCTGGATTCCATTCTATGATCCGCGCGCTGCCAGAATCAGAGCGTGTTCCTGCTATATCATCAATGTTGCAAGATGCTATCTCGCATGGTGTACGTGGTGGCAAAGCTGATGCAGCAGGAATTAACCATATCGCAGAGATACTGACTCCACAAAATGTAAAAGCCATTAGCCGATATTCCTCAGAGCTTGGAAGAATTGCTGATGCATATGGCACTCTTGCAAGAGCAGCAGTGAAACCTCAGCAGTATATTGAAAGAACAGGTAGAACTGCCAATGTACTACGCGATCTGGATGCTGGTTTATCCAACGTCACATCAACAGTGTTAAATGCAATTGCCAATTCAACATCAGGTGCCATTGTTGGTGGCGCTGGAGGAGGCATTGCAGGCGCTGCCGCAGGTGCTTTAGTTGGCGCTGGGTTAAAAGGCGCTGTATCTAAAATTGCCACCACACGTAGTGGTCGGTATGCGATAGAGAAAGCGGTTCAGGAAGCAACTAAAGCAGTAAGAGCAGGCGGAAGCAAAGAAGCATTAGCGGCGGCGGAACGCAGATTTATGGCAAATAAGGCCGCCGTAAAAGCAATACGCGAGGCACTAGGAAACGAAGAGTTCCAGCGTTTAGCAAGGGCTGGAATTGTGGCATCGCTAAGCGGAATGGCACAGGAGTAATTAGTCATCCATGGATGGATTGAGCTTATCTCGTGTTGATGTGGCAATTTTACCAACATTTTTCAACCAAGATTTTAAGAAGGATATGTCGTCCTTAATATCATGAATATCCTCATTCTTTATACGATCAACCTTATCCTCTAGGCTCTCTATAGAACGCTCAATGCTAGACAGAGAGATTTTTAAGTCTCCTTGCTCACGTTCCAGTGAGGATTTGAGAGCACAATATTCGTTTTCTAGAATTCCTATTTTTTTTGTTAGAGAGTGCATTCGATACTCATACACCAAACTAGAAACGACTAATGCAGCCAACAGAAACCATTCAAGCACACCAACCTCCTTAGTTTTGCGCAGGATACCAGATGATACTTTATTGGTGGAGTGGTGTGTGAAAACGTGTCAACGACAAACCATCCACAACTTGGGCGAATGATTTAGCAAAAAGTGCTATTTTTGGTGTTTGGTGTCATAGAAAAGTGAATAGCTCACTTTTCAACATTGCATGAAACTTGCAGGAAATGTGACATTACCTTATAGGTAACTTCGGCGAAAATGCAGTAAATGTGAAATGTAATGATTTAAACGTGTCGATAAAGTGGTTGTAAGTTAGCCTCTGAAGGATTGATGACAGCTTTGTTATGGTATTAAATGCAACTTGACACAGTTGTATACATAGCTGCGGCTATCAAGATGGAGGTATGTTTATGCTCACTTGTTTTGATGTCGCCGACTACTTCTTGGCGCATTGCGATGAAGAAAGTGGCGACATTATCTCTAACCTAAAAATTCAGAAGTTGACGTATTATGCCCAAGGGTTTTCTCTGGTTCTTCTGGGTAAGCCGCTATTTAATGAGAAAATTGAAGCCTGGATGCATGGGCCAGTAGTTCCTGAATTGTATCGTAAATATAGGGACTGTGGTAACGGAGCTTTACCTGCGCCAGAAAACTTTGACGCTAAAAAATTCAGTGAAGATGAAATTGAATTGCTGGATGAGGTGTATAAAGTTTATGGTCAGTTTTCTGCCTGGAAACTGCGCAATATGACTCACGAAGAGCAGCCATGGAAAGATGCTTACATTGAGGGTGCGGTTAGCCAAGAAATCACACTTGATTCTATGAAAGGTTTTTTCAAAACGTTAATTAACTGACGTGTATGTCTAGAGTTAAGGGAAGAATAAAACAGAGGGATAAAGAGAGCTCTGCTACTGTTGGCCTCTCTATCCATCACGAATCTCATGATGTAGACAAAAGTCCGCCTGTATTTTCTCTTAGATACCTACAAAAGGGGTATTGCCTAGATTGCTGCCAAAAGCATGAAAAGGCAGCATTTGCAGATAGGCTGTTCAGGTTAAGTCGGATGTCATGGGATGAGATACGAAAATCTGATAAACACGGGCTTGGGACGGAAAAAATTGCCAGAAACGCGATAAAAGCTCCGATTCCTAAGCATGTTACTCAAGATGTGGATTTCATTGCGTTCAGATTTTGCTCTAAGGCACCTATGGTTGGTTATAAGATAGGAGCCACTTTTTATGTCTTATGGCTCGACAGGGAGTTCAAGCTATACAAGCACTAATAAAACCCACCGTCAGGTGGGTTTTTTTGTTGGAGATAAAATGGTTAACCAAATCGATCCTTAAAGCGTCTATCGCTGTTGCGTCTCTCCATTTTACTGTTGCAGTACGGACAAAGATGCTGTTTCTTTCCATCGATAGTCCATGTGAAGTACTTTTTCTTAAATCCAGCACCACAGATATCGCAACTTCTTGGTTTAAACATACTGGCTATGAAGATAAGAACAACAAATCCTATGATCCATTCCATATCATGTACCTGTTTTAACTTTATTTTTTGATTTTTAGGGATTAATCAGAAACTTTATCTTGCGATTAAGCAAAGCTACTAGCTAACAAAAGAGTGCGTATACAATCAATCGTTTCACATCAACCTCAACAAGGAGAAATCATGACCATAGAAGAACGCCTGAACAACATTGAGTTGAACCAAACCCTGCTTGACCAGCGACTTTCAGATCTTGAGCTTAAAGATCTGGATGCGCAAATATCAGAAGCAGAAGCCAAGCTCTCCAGCTTAAACCACCGCAAGAAGCAAATCCGCAACAGAATTACTCAGGGACGCGGAAGCCGTTGAAATCATAGTCTATTTTTTCTCAGAGCTCATATTGTAATAGGTGGTATAAATAGAGATTGATTTCTGACATGCTTCAAGAAATTGCTGCGGAGTCATCCCGAGCCTTGCTTGCTCTGTAGTAAGGAATCTCTGTAAGAATTCATTCCCACCTGGCATGTTTGTAGATTCTTGGAATATTGCCATTTGTTTGATTGCACCACACATACCAGCCATTTTAGAAGCTATCATGAGGCCTTGTATTTCATCAAAACTGCTATCGTCTGATTTTGTTTCTGCGTTAGCTATGCTCGAGAGACACAGGAGCAATAGGATAGCGATACGTTTCATTTTTCACCATTGCCATGCATACATTTTAACTTCTCAACATCATGCTCAAGCTCTATCAGTCGCGATGCTATAGTTGCAAGATCTAGTGCTTGAATGTGTTTGTTTTTTTCGGTCCATGCTTCAAGTGCTGCGACCATCTCAGCATTTAATGAACGAGAATTAGCCTCAGCCAGTTCAATAAGACGTTCCTTTATCTCTACAGGAAGCCTCAGATTCACTTGAGGGTTTTTGTACTTACGATCAGACATCGGCGCATCCTGAATAATTTTTTACCACAGGATATGTAGGTATCTATTGACTATCAATGCGTACCTAAATACTATGTATGCGTACCACATACAAAGGAGCAAAAATGAAAGTTAAGACATTAAGGATGCCAGAATGGCTGGAAAAGGCTTTGGAGCAGTCCGCGAAAAAGGATGATCGGTCGTTCAGTAATGAGGTATTGAGGAGACTAAAGGAGTCAGTAGCTAAGGATGGAATTGTTTGTCCAGAATGAGTAAAGCCCAAGCTATTGCGAGTAGCTCGGGCTTAAATCGCCAGTAAATTTTGAGGAAAAACTGACATGAAAAGTATAGCAACAGCAGTATCTACTATCAACGTGCCATTCCACGGCGCAGAGCTTTATGTCGTCAATCACAACGGTGAGCCGTACACCCCAATGAAACCTATCGTTGAAGGTATGGGTATGGATTGGGCTTCACAGTTTACGAAAATAAAGCAACGGTTTAAAACCTCCATTGTGAAAATCACAATGCAGCTTCCTGGTGATGAACAGTGCCGTGAGATTATTTGTTTGGCACTTCGCAAACTTGCTGGCTGGCTGCAAACCATCAGCCCTAACAAAGTCCGCACTGAAATCCGCGACAAGGTAATCCAGTATCAGGAAGAGTGTGACGATGTGCTCTACGAATACTGGACTAAAGGCCATGTAGTTAACCCGCGCAAAGCTAAAAAGGCGTTGCCGGGTAAAATCACCACTGAACAGCAGGAAGCCATTAAACAACTCGTCATGAGTCGCGGTCAGTCTCTGCCAAAGGAAAAACAGGCGAAGGCAATGATTACCATGTGGTCGTCACTGAAATCTCATTTTGGGTGTTCATACAAAGAAATCAGCGATGAGCAGTTTACCGAAGCTCTGTCACTTGCAGCTCGCGTTCCGCTTGAAGGCGAGTTAATCGGCAAACAAGAGAAGAAAGCAAACGAGCTTTCTGCAAAAGAAGCAAACAGCCTTGTATGGTTATGGGATTATGCCAACCGCTCACAGGCATTATTCCGCGAACTGTATCCGGCGCTAAAACAAATTCAATCGAACTATTCAGGCAGATGCTACGACTACGGTCATGAGTTCTCGTATGTTATCGGAATGGCGAGAGACGTTTTAATCAATCACACACGAGATGTTGATATTAATGAGCCAGACGGACCAACGAATCTTTCCGCATGGATGAGACTTAAGAATAAAGAATTACCTCCTTCAGTACATAACTACTGACAGATAACCAACGCAACGACCCAGCTTCGGCTGGGTTTTTTTATGCCCAAAATTCACCGTGGCCACGCTGCGGCGATTCATTGTATCTGGAGCAAATTAAATGACAGACATTACAGCCAATGTGATCGTATCGATGCCTTCGCAACTTTTCACTATGGCGCGTTCTTTTAAAGCGGTTGCCAATGGCAAAATTTATATCGGTAAAATTGACACTGACCCGGTGAATCCTGAAAACCAGATTCAGGTTTATGTGGAAAACGAAGACGGTTCTCACGTTCCTGTTTCGCAACCAATCATCATTAACGCTGCTGGTTATCCTGTATATAACGGACAGATTGCCAAATTCGTAACTGTGCAAGGCCATTCTATGGCTGTTTATGATGCGTACGGTGCGCAGCAGTTCTATTTTCCTAACGTCCTGAAGTATGACCCTGACCAATTAAGGCAAGAATTAGCTTCTGACAGAGGAGCAACATTATCATTAAGTCAGATAGCTACTTCTTACGGCCTTGATTTCTCGTTAGGCGGTGTATGGCGGGAGGGGGCGTTATCTAATGTTGATAACTGGTGGTGGTATAATAATAAAATCTACACCGGTGGTAGCGGCACTCTTCCGTCATCTCCTGCTTTGCCATGGTACGAAGTGACGGTAGCAGATTATATTTCTGTTGCTCAATTTTTCCCCATTACTGGTGATCCAGCGGCAGATAACTCAGCTAGCTTTAATGCTGCTGCAGCAGTTGCTTTATCGGCAGGAAAGAGGCTGTTTGTCCCTGCAGGAACTTACTATGTTAAGTCACCAGTTGATTTAACAATAGGCACTGTTGACCTATTCGGGGATGGCGTTGAGAAGTCATTCATTATTGCGGGGAGTGGGTTCACTGGAGAGACAGTTGTCAACATGTACTACGAAACTGACTCTATAAGACGTAGCACATCTATCTCTCACGTTACAGTTGATGGGAACAACATCGCCAACTATGCTTGCCGAATTCAATATGTTCACCTAGGAAGAACCCATAATTGTCGTTTCATCAATGGCGTGGTGGCGAACTTCTATACTATAAACGACTGGCTTAATACCTATGATTGCTGTTCTTTTGTTCCTGCGCCAAATCGCGGAGTTCACCTTGCTGGGGCTAACAACCGCGTAACGTTCAATAACTGTGGATTTGCATCAAATAAGGTCGGTGAATATGCCTTTTATGCTTCTGGTACTTCCCCTATTGAAGGTTTAAGCTTAATTGGATGTGACCTTGAGTTCGGCATTGGGCATGGCATGTACTTAAATACCCGAGTGACCAATATTGTTGGCGGGTACTATGGCGAAGCGATACAAGGCGATATCTTTACGGTTCCAGATGGAGTAGTAAAAATAAGCGGTGTAAATGCTTTTGTAGGATATTACAATGAGGGAGGAAGGTTTGTTGTTCTTGACAATGATGCTGTAGTTAAGGTTGATAGTTGCTGGATTGCAGATCAGGGCAACTTTAAACTTTCATTACTTGCATCAAGCACTGACAACAGGGCTCATGCTGTATTTACTAATTGTTATATTGGTGCAACTGTGTCTGGCCCACAAGTTATGGAAGGAGATTGTTTAGGCAAGATTAATATGAGGACGTTTGCAGAAAGCAGAGCAATCCTTTATACAATGAACAATACTGGTAATACAGTAACCAGAAGCAGATACAACTCAATAGGAGCAAAAATAACCATTAATACCGTAACGACCCCTAGTTCTAACAAGCTATCACTTAATACTAAGATAAAAGACAGAGGGTGGAAGGTTAACGACCGGGTATACTTAATTGTTACTTATGAGAGTAATGTTGATATAAATATTTATTTAAGCAGTTCGATATATGCTGCATCGGATGCAACGCTATTTGGAACTTTACCATCAACAAATGGTTCTTTATCTACGTGTTATATTGCTAATAATATTATTCCGGAAAATACATCTGAGATATTCGAGTTTTATGTAAATGGCGCTGGTGTTGGCGATTACTTTGCTATTCAGGATGTTACTCTTACAGACAGGTCATTCACTTTCAGTGGAACAACTATGACCACTTTTGCTAAGGCTGAATAA